TTCAGTTCTAAATATATTTTCATCGTAATATTCTAAAATTTGAACTGCTCTGTCATCATTAATAAAAAGATATTTAGTCTGTGGAATATCATCTCTTGAATTTGAATATTCATAAATATCGTACATACCATCAAAATGACCTTCTTTGAATTGGCTTGAATATTCTTTAAGTTCATTAAAAGATTTGTCAGAACCTTTTAAAACTTTAACAGTTACTGAATCTCCTCCAGTATAATTTTTTGAACTTGCTTTTACTTCTAATCCTAAAGACTTCGCTTTTGTTTTTAAAAGTTTTGCTACTTGTGCAGCTGGTGTTAGTTTTTTCATGTTTTTTATTTCCTTTCTTGATTCGTTTAACATACTTTCTTGTATAACCTTTGTACTATATAGTCAAGTATTAAACCTCAAGTTATATAAAAAATATTGTTCCTAGTTTGTTCTTGTTTGATTACTTAAAATTTGGGTATATAGAGAGTCTTGCAAGGAAGGAATAAAAGAACATGGAAAAGTTAAAAAAAGGGTTCGCACAGATCCCAAACCAGTTAATATATGACGATAGGTTATCAAATGAGGCAAAAGTCTTATTTTGCTATATTAAGAGCTTATCAAGTAATTATAGAAACCTAAGAAACTCTAATTTAAGGTCTAAATTAGGTTGTTCTATAAATACATTACAAAATGCCAAAAATGAGCTAGTAAAACATGGCTATTTAGTTATCCACAGGTTATCAAGTGCTAACAGATATAGTTTAAAACTACCTAATGACTACCCAAAAATTAAGCAATCTGACTACTTAAAAATTAAGCAATCAGACTACCCAAAATTTGGGCAGTATTATAAGAGTAATAACAATAATAATAACAACAATAGTAATAAGGGATTTAAAGGGTTTAAAAAATGAATTTAGAAATTTATTATTATAATGGAGAACCTTTGCAATTAAGCTATTTAAACGACTACACCCCCCTGCAAAAACTAGAAATTGTAAATATTTTAAATGAAGACTTTAAAAATGGGAATTTGAGCTGGGATCAAATGCGTTGGATTATATTAAAAGCTAGATATGGCTCCTTTACTTGCCAAAGATTAGTTGATAAACTTATATTTGATGGAAAATTAAAAGTAAATCCTATTACCCTTGATGCTAGAACATTTTATAAAAAGCCTAGTGCTTTTGACTTGTAAATATACAACATATAGTGCTATAATAGCAACAGGTTGAAAACTCCCTCTTTTAGTTGTTTTTACCTATAAAGTTATAACTAGACCTGGTAAGGGTTCTTTCTCTTTCCTTTCTTAAACCTTGCCAGGTCATTTAATGACTTAGAATTATTATAAACTATGCCAAGAAAAAAAAAACTCACAGAAAAACTAGCAGATCAAATACTTGAATTAATTAGTGATGGAAAAACTATAAGGGAAACTTTCCAAATAATAACAAATTATACTTGGCAATCTTTTAGAAAAGAACTTATTAACAATGATGATTTAATGAGTCGTTATATTAAATCAAAAGAGTTAGCTATTGATTTAAAATTATCTGAATTAGAAGACAAAAGAAAAGAATTAGAGGCTAAAATTGAAAATGGTTTTGTTGATCCAAAATCTGCTCAAAACTTAGTTAATCTTTATAAAATTATAACAGCTCATAACCAATGGTCTGCAAGTAAATTAAGTGCAAAAAGATATGGCAAACAGGCAGAAACTATAACTTTAAAAGGTGATAAGGAACAACCATTGTCTATTTCTTGGAGTAAATAAGATTATAAATGATTAAGAAAGTATTTAAAAGCATTGGTTTTGTTGGTTGTTTGGTAAAACTTGCACACATAAAAAGCAGTTGTTATATGTGAGCTGTTGCAAAATTATCACAAAATGAGAACAAAACAGCAACATGGTCGATAACGATTAATTATCAGAAATATTACTATTGATAACCTTTAAGTTATCACTACTAATAATTTAAGGTTTTTTGGTTCTTGGTTGGCAATTTGGGGGGGTTTATTTTAGGGTACACCCATTTTTTTGGTTACCTGCTAAATAAAAATTAATATATGGTATAAACAAATGGACGATAGATTTCTAAAAACAATAATTTTCATTATGAAAGATAAAACCACAAAAAAACCAATTGTGATTACACACTTTCAAGGTTTTCAAAGTAGCGAAGAAGCTGAAGACTTTTCCGAATTCCTTAAAACTCAATTCGTCTTGCCAGACGATTATCCAGATGCTAATACAACCATTCATTAAAACAAAAGAGGGGGGTTTTGTTTTAAAATGAAACAAATTGTAATTCCATACAAGCCAAGAGAAATCCAAAATTTTTTGCATGAAAAATGCGATAAGAACCGATTTAATGTGGTCATTGTCCATCGTAGAGGGGGTAAGACTGTATTTGCCATCAATCACTTAATTAAGGCTGCTCTAACGAACACTAAACCCTATCCTAGATATGCTTTTATCTCTCCATACCGATTACAAGGTAAATCTACTGCTTGGGATTATATGAAACAATTTTCAGCTGCCATACCAGGAACAAAATTCAATGAGTCTGAACTAAGGGTAGATTTCTCAGTTAATAACTCCAGAATACAAATTATTGGAGGTGAGAATAGTGCTGCCATTAGAGGACAGTATTTTGATGGTATAGTTTGCGATGAAACTCAAAACCTTTCGCCAGACCTCTTTGATACCATTTTAAGACCAGCACTTTCAGATCGTAAAGGGTTTGCAATTTTTATCGGCACACCAATGGGTAGAAATTGGTTTTATGATTTACATGAAAGAGCCAAGCATCAAAAGGATTGGTTTACCAAAGTGTTCAAAGCTAGTGAAACTAAGATTATAGCACAAGAAGAATTAGATGCTGCAAAAGCAACTATGTCGCCAGAATCTTATGCTCAAGAATTTGAGTGCTCATTTCAAGCAGGTATCTCAGGTTCTTATTATGGTAAAACAATGGAAGAACTAGAGGAAAAAGGACATATAAAAAATTTTGAAATTGACGATAATTTAGAAACAGAAACATGGTGGGATTTGGGCATGAATGACTCCACTGTAATCACATTTGCTCAACGACATGGGGATGAGATTAGAATTGTTGATTGCTATGAAAATTCTGGTGAAGGTTTAGAGCATTATATGAATGTCATAGATGACAAAGGATATAACTATTCTAAGCATATAGCACCCCATGATATTAGAGTTAGAGAAATTGGAACGAATAAATCCAGGTGGGAAACCGCAAAGGAAATGGGGCTAGAATTTGACATAGCACCCAAACTTAGTGTAGAAGATGGAATTGAGCAAGTAAGACGAATGTTGCCTAAATGCTACTTTCATAAAAACAATTGCAAAAAGTTAGTAGAGGCATTAAAATCATACTGCAAACGATGGGATGAAAAAAATAATTGTTTTAGGAACAAACCCCTCCACAATTGGGCATCACATTTCTGCGACAGTGTAAGGTATGGTGCAATCGTTGAGCCGATTGAAAGATCGGATTGGTCAAAACCAATAAGAATAGATACAAACTATATAGTTTAATATGGATAAAAAAATAATCGAATTATCAGATCCCAAATTAAGAAGTTTACTTTCAAATCAAATTGAAAATGCTTTAGGTTATTTAGGTGGTCAATTATCTGAGTCTAGAAGAAAATCATTAGAATATTATTTAGGAGATAAACTTGGAACTGAAATAGATGGAAGAAGCCAAGTTGTTTCAACTGATGTTGCAGACACTGTTGAAAGTATCTTACCAAATCTTTTAAGAGTATTCACAGCTAGCGATAAAGTGGTGCGATGCGAACCTGTGACTGCAGAAGATGTTCCTCTTGCCGAACAAGCGACAGCATATTTAAATCATGTTTTCTACAAAGACAATAATGGTTTCCAATTACTTTATAATTTTTTCAAAGATGCACTAATTGAAAAAAATGGTTTCTTAAAAATTTATTATGATGAATCTGAAACAGTAGAATTTGAAACTTATAAAAAATTATCAAAAGTTGATAAAGATGCTTTAGAAGATACTAAAGATGAAATTGAAATTGTTGAAGAAGAAGAAATGGAAGATGAGTCTGCCAAAGAGGAATATGAAAAATTATTAGAACAATACGAAGCTCAAGGAGTAGATACTACTCAAGTTCCAGAACCAGATTTTACATTATACAATTGCAAAATTAAAAGAACTAAAAAAACTGGCAAAGTAAAAATTGAAAGTGTTCCACCTGAAGAATTTTTAATAGACAGAAATGCAAAGACAATTGATGATGCTATGTTTGTTTCTCACAAAGTTTTAATGTCAAGATCAGACTTAGTAGCGATGGGTTATGATGAAGATGAAGTTGCTAAGTTACCTACTTCAGATGAAGATATTTATAATACTGAAGAAATTGTTAGACAAAGAAATATAGATGAATACCCAGTTGATAATGCAACTGATCCTTCAACACAAAAAGTTTTAATTTATGAGTCTTACATAAAATACGATTATGATGAAGATGGAATAGCAGAACTTAGAAAAATAGTTTCAGCTGGTGATGATGGTTCTATGGTCCTTGAAAATGTACCATGTGATAATGTTCCATTTGTAACAATCACTCCAATTCCAATGCCACACAGATTTTATGGTCGTTCAATATCTGAGTTAGTTGAAGACATTCAATTAATGAAATCAACTGTGATGAGGCAGTTATTAGATAACATGTATTTGACTAATAATAATAGGGTAGCCATTATGGATGGAATGGTTAATATGGATGACTTATTAACCACTAGACCTGGTGGAGTGGTAAGGACCAAACAACCACCAAACCAAGTGATGCAACCTTTACAATCACAACCAATTTCTAATCAAGCATTTCCAATGCTAAGTTATTTAGATTCTGTAAGAGAAGCTAGAACTGGTATTACAAAGTCTGCTCAAGGTTTAGATGCAGATACTTTAAATTCAAAAACTGCAACTGGTGTAAATACTTTGATGACGCAAACACAAATG